TCAGATGGCCAGGTCAGCCTTCACTTCGACGTACTGAATTCCCTTCGGTTCGTGCCCGTCTTGATAGCGCTCTGTCATCTCGGCAGTGGCGTGCCCCATCAGCAACTGGACGTACTCGGTTGAAAATTCCTGCTGCTCGTACAGCCAAGCGCCCAGGGCCCGAATCTCATGGAAAGTTGGGCGCTCTTCGAAGTCTAGGTGGTCGTAGGCCTTTGCGGCGTCTCTGGCCTTCCTGAAGCTCTTGGACAGGTAATCCGGGGTAACCGCCGTCCAGTGCTCTTTCGCCTCGATCTGGTCCTGCCGGCGCGCCTTCGGACGGTAGTGGATCAGCAGGGGTGACATGATTGGCGACCGAAAGCACTCGTTCACCGTCTCGCGCAGTGCCTTGCCCATGATGATCTGCAGGTGGATCGGCGTGTCGTAGTTGTCGGTCTTGCCAGGGGATACCTTGATGGTGTTCTTGATCAGGTCAACCGCCGACTTCTTCCAGGTCACGATGTCCTCGCGGCGCTGTAGGCTGGTAAGCCCCAATCGAATGGCGCGCTTTAGCCAGCCCGGGGTTGTATCGGCGTCGAGAATCTTCTGCACGCCCTCCAGAGTGTGGCGCTGGCGCTTCTTCTTGGCTTCCTTCTTCAGCAGGGTCATGTCGGCGGCGTTGCGCTCCACCATGCCCTTGGCGATAGCGAAGGTCAGCAGGCTGACCAGTAGCGCGCGGTGCTTCGTGTAGGCATTGTTGCTGAACTGATCTAGGTATTCCGCTGCCGCCAACACGTCGAACTGCCCCACCAGCATGTGCCCTATGTCTGTCCGGTACCGCTTGAGCTTGTAGCCGATCTCGTCCAGCGACGAACGCGCATAGCCGCGCTCGGGCAGCCATTCGGTCTCGAAGCGATCAATCAAGGCGCTGATAGTCGGCAGGCGATCCCCGGTGATGGTTGCCAGCATCTCGCCGTTGTCGGTCATCAGGAACGCCAGCTTGGCGTTTGCAGCCTTCGCCAGGCGCACCGCCTCGTCATACGACTTATTGATGCTGGTCATCTTCCCGGTGATCGGGTTCTTGTACCGCCAATACTTACCGTTGGCATACAGGTTGGGCGGAAGCGTCTTGTTCTTCGGGCTGCGAGGGCGCGGTGCCATTTCAAATTTCCAACATCTGGGCCAGGAGCGGGTCCGTGGATCCGATCACGGCGGCCTGTAGGTCGACGAAGTACATGCCGCCGCGGACCTCGCCCGCCAGCTCTCCGTCATCAATCCATTTCTTGAGCTGCTGCAAGCTCGGCTTGCCGCCTGCGTAGCGCAGCTTACGATACTCGCCCACCTCCATGAGCCTGGGCAGGTTGGCAGTGATCTGAGCTATGACTTTAGCCATGGTTGGGCCTCAATCGACACTGTAATTCGACGCCTGATGCGTCAGGTTTGGGTCGTCACGCTGATCTGTCACGTCAGTCGGCCGGCGCAGATCTCGCCGCGCATTCACCGCCCGCAACACCTTGTTAACTGCCGAGCTGATTCGCGCCTTCTGAACCTCGGTGAGCTGCTCCGCTGGGGTGTCGGCATAGTTGCTGTCCAGGTGCAGTGCATCGCATGCCGCCTGGAAGTCAGACGCGTATAGGTGGCCCTCGGCGCTCTTGGCCCGCTGGCGCCAGTAGGCGTGTAGCACTGGAAACTTGCGAAGACTCGACAGCTCCCTGTTGAGCACCAGAAGACTGCCCTTGATAGCCTCCTCCAGGGCGACAGAGACAGCCTCGCCCTCTGTGGGAATATCGCTTTCCAGGCGCCACCAGATCGAGACCAGTTCATCGCCGGCCAGGTTGTTGATTCGCACCCTCTGATCTCCGGGCTCGCGGACGATAACCATGCTGGCGGCGGTGGCAAGGCGGTCCAGGCAGATGGCGTTCTCGGCCTTGAGTTGGTCGCGTTCGGCTTTCAAGTTCCACGCCCAGTCTACGAAAGCACCCAGGTCAGGGATTGCATCGCGCTGCTCGCCTGATGGTGGTGTGGCTTTCCGCTCGCAGGCTGCGCAGGCAGTAGCAATGTCGAGGCCGCATGAATGATTAGCTCTGTTCATGGCCGACCTCCCGCCAGCGCCGCCAGCTCAGCCACCAGCGCATCAGTGCGTCCGTAGAACTTCCCGGTATCCTCGTTCACGAATCTCTCGAGCACGGTGGCCACCGCCTGCTGGTTTGCCAGGCCGCGCAGGTCTGCCTCGGTCAGCGGGGTATCGGTCGATGGGGCGTGAACGAAAGCATCCTGGCTGATCAGCAGTGTGCGCACCGGACGGATGCCCTTGCACTTGGTCGCCCAGTTGGTAGTTGGTACGCACCAAGGCAGCATGTGCAGGCACCATGAACTGCCGGAGGCGTTCTGGGTGCTTGACCAGTATTCCGACTTGGTGAAGGCCTGCGCGGGCCCACCCTCGCGCTGCATCGACCAGTACCGGTCCCAGTCTTCCAGTTGAAGAAGGTTCGCCCGCATGACCTGCAGCTGCTCGATGCTCGGCAGGTGCCATCCGCGCTGGCCACGGATGGTCATGCCCAGAACCTTGCGGGCGATCGTACTACCGGCCTCGGCCATGGCTAGGGTGTTGGCGTATCCGTCGTGGCGGCATTGGGCGCCTCGCACGGTGATCCGCGGGCCGGCCTGGTCCTGCCACTGCGCCTGGCTTTCAAACCCACGGCCGGAGTCGATGACTGCATGCTCGGCACCGGTGAAGAACAGGCGACCAGCGTAGAATCCGCCGCCCAGCGGTTGCCCAATAGCGGGCAGGGCGGAAGGGTTGATTGCTCGCTGTTTGATCATGCCGGCAGTCCTCCCGAGGCGATGAGGTTTCGTGCAATAGCCACCACGCCGTCATGCTCAATGCTCTCGGCGTGTGCGGCGTAATCTAGGACACGAAGGGCCTCGGCCTGATCGCGGGGCTTGATCTCCGACAGGAGTCCCTGGACGAACCAATCACGCGCAATGGCTTCGTGCATCCCGTCGCCCCATTCGCCAGCTGCATGTCGCAGTACATACAGTCGATCCCAGTAGGCAATCTCGTGCAGGCAGTCATCGAGCGTGTGCGGCATCAGGTCGGCGTGCTTGCGGAAGCGCTTTGCCACCTCGGCCTTGTCGTTGTTGATGTAATCCTTGAAGCCCTTGCATCGCTTCAAGGCCTTCTCGCAGAACTGCTCGGCGGGCGTATCCTCCCAAATCGTCTCGCCTTCGAATCGGGCTTTCGCCTCAGATACCAGCGCGGCCGTAGCCAGCGAAGACTTGGCCAGCCCTTCAAGGTCAGCAAAGCCGAATGAGAACATGACCGCGAAGGGGTTTCCCCCGCTGTTGCGCTTCACATAATCGACGTACCGCTGCTCGATCTGCTTGAGAGGCGTTTTGATCTTCGCGGCCGCATCCAGAGCGGTGGCAATCGGCCCGGCCTGGCCAGTCTTGATAACCTCGCGCAGCCACAGAACCGCATCTACTTCCTTGTCGCCGGTGACGATCTTCTGCTCAGGCAGCACCTGAACTGCTGGCGCAGTCTCTGCGCTTGGGCGGATCGGCGGCAGGGTGAAGAGGGCGCGGTGCGCCATGTTGTCAGTGAGCATTGGGTTCCACTCCGGATTCAGCAACGGCGCGCATGTGCAGCTTGATACCGCAGGACTTGGCCAGATCAGCCAATTTGCCGACGGTCGTGTTGGGATCTTGCAGGGCTTCCCCGAAGCGAATCAGGCGTTCGCCCAGCTGGCCCAAGTCATCCTGCAGGTGCAGGCGGGTGCTCGGAGTCATCATGCGGCTCATGGCTGCTGCTCCAGCACCACCTGCTGCTGCAAGGCTTCCAGGCGCAGAGCGGTGTCGATCTCCTGATCCAGGTCTTCAGCGGAGAGCCAGTTATCGCCGCGCACCACCAGAAGGTCCTCGTCGGGATCTTCGATTCGCTCGCGGTCACGCAGCCAGCGATACCGGCGTGCATCTGCCGCCATGCGGACGTGGTCGTCGATGCTGAACGCTGGCGCTTCCTCGACGGTACTTTCAGCCACGCGGCGGGCGTGGATCTCTTCGCGGTCAACGATCACCCCGCGCGGGGCCTCAATCCCCAGGCGAACCTGGCAGCCGTTAACCTGGGCCACGCTGACCCGGATGTTGCCGCCGATGATGACGGCCTTGCCGATGTTCCGGCTGAGCATGAGCATGTGAATCTCCTTATTTCGGGCAAGCCGGTGGCCTGCCGCGTTTGTTGGCTTTCGCAAAAATCGGGGTTAGATCAGGTCAGGCCGGCGTCTTTACGCAGCCGCCAAGGCGCACTCAGCGCGCCGGGTTGCTACACGGGTTTCGATCTTCCGCTCACCGCTGTTGCCGCCACGACGAACCTTCAGCATTTGGTCGTCTCCGATCATGCCGTGGATGGCCATCAGCAGAGCGAGGGCGGTGGCAGCTGGGCTGATGATCCCGCGCCGAAATGCCTCCGCCACCAATGCAGTACGCTTGGTCATGCCCCACTTGGTGCCCAAGGCCATCATGCGTTTCTTGACGCCATTCTCGCTGATGCCCAATGCCCGAGCAGCTTCCTTGCCCGAAGCGCCGCCAGCGATGGCCAGCAGGCACTCCAGCTCACGCGGAGCAGCGCCTTGGCCCAGTAGGCCTTGCCAGTTGCCTACGGTGATTGAGGTTGATGGGGTCATGCTTGGAAACTCCATGGCAAGTGCGATGGAGTAAAGAGTACCAATTGGTAAATCTTTGTCAATCGGGTGGCCGAAAAATTTACCAAAAAAAACCCGCCGTAGCGGGTTGTCTGGTTCATGTAAGCTATATTCTTGATCCGCTCCAGATGTAGACGACACGCGCTACCACCGAGATTCGGTCCATCATGTCATGGGGTATGCAGACCTCTTTGAACTGCGGATTATCGGACAGGATACGGATCCCATCCATGTCTACCTGTATGCGCTTGATAGTGAGTACGCTACCAATACGGACTACATAGACGGCATCGTATAGAGCCTCTGTCACCCCAACATCCACGACAAGGAGGTCACCATGCTTGATGGTTGGAGCCATACTGTCCCCGAGCCCTGTTGACATGCGTAGATTCGAGATGTCCGTCATGGACATGGATCTACGCAGCCATGCCAAGTCAAACACGGCAGTCCTAATAGGGGTTTCGCTTTCAGCGCCTTGCGCGTGCTTCCCCCAGCTTTCAGGAATCTCGAGCACGGGAATTGTGACGTTGTAGAACGGATACTCGTGGTCGTCAGTCGAGTCCCAGTTCCTCACGTCTATAGGCTCAGAGATTGTTGAAGCGCGGGATTGAGCGTCGTTTACCGCTGATATGGCCAGCTCCAAGCCCTTAGGATCATCTAGCCATCCGTTGGGCAAATGACACATGCCTTCAATCTGCCGCGCCAATGATTCCCCAATATTCCTTGAGTGCGCTGGATTGTCAGAAAACAGCCTGGCCACGTATGAGGGAGAGCGCTCAATGGCTTCCGCGAAGGCTGATTGCTTTCCGCCAAAGCGTGTCAGCACAAGCTCCCGGAGCCGGAGCCTGCGTACATTTCTGATTTGGTTCGAGTCATTAGTGTCCATGCCTGACTGTACCTTTTATTTCCCTTTTGGAAAATTACCTTGAAATGGTGCATGAATCAGGTAGCCTGCGACATAAATGCACCAATAGGTAAATCTGAATGAACCTATCCGAGTACCTTTCGCAGCTCCCGCGGGGCGGCAAGAAAGTCCTTGCGCTCAAGCTTGGCGTGACAGCGTCGTATTTATCGAGGCTCGTTTCAGGCGACAGGGCGATCACGGCCGAAAGGGCTCTGCAGATAGAAAGCGCTACTGACGGGCTCGTAAGTCGCTGCGTACTTCGCCCGGATCTGCAGTGGGGCTTGACTCGCGATGAAGAGCAGCTTCCCAAGGCAAAGGCCCTGCCGACCTTGAACGCAAATGTACGCTCAAGATCACGGCCAGGTCAGTCCCTTGAAGTGGCTGGCGTTTTATCCAGTACCGGAGGTGCCCAGTGAGCAATGTAATCCACCTCGACTTCGAAGGGCGACAGGTAGACCTCAGCGCTGACGGCTGGTTGAACGCCACGAAAATCGCCAAGCAGTTCGACAAGGAACCTACCGCTTGGCTTCGCCAAATCGACACCCTCGAATACCTTTGCGTCATGGGGGATGCCCTTGGTGTCAATTCTGTCACCCTGACAGAATTCAATGAAATCAAAGAGTTGGATGCGTCTAAGTCCTGGGTTCGCTCCAAGATTCTCGCCCTCACGAAAAGGACTGGCCTCGTGTTGACCAAGGCTGGCGGCAGTGGCGGAACATGGTTGCACCCGAAGGTCAGGGTTTATTTCGGTCGCTGGATTAGCACCAGGTTCGCTGTTTGGTGCGACACGAAAATTGAAGCGCTGTTGAGCGGCGCTCCGTCGAAGCTGGATCGACTCAATCGCGCTTGCAAGATATTCGACGACCGCGAATCTCTCGCCAGCACCTACGGGCGCGGGCTTTGTGAGTGGAAGCGCGACAAACCGCTGCTGCTAGGCGACATCGAGCGTGAGCTTGATTCGCTGCAAATGGTGCTCGGTCTGAACAACCCCAATCAACCTCGCCTGAAGGCCTCCTGATGACGGCCTCGGCATCCCAGTTTTTGTTGTCCGGCTAAATCGCAGGCAACAAAAAACCCGCTGCCAGGCGGGTTCTTTAACCGACCTCTGCCAGGAGGTCTTGCAACATCACCTTGTCTTAGGAGGATGCGCTATGTCGCACCCGAAAAATAGCAAACCCCGTGTTGCTGTGCAACAACCAAAGGAGAGCCTGATCGATCTGCGGAGCCGCTTCCGTGCGACCCACGGCGCTTACGGCATTGCCCGCGTGCTGCTGGAAGACCAGGCCCAGCTTGGCGAGATGCTTTTGCCGCGCGACCGAGAGGGCTTGCTCAGCGCTCTCGAATTCTGCACCCAGGCGCTCTATGCCCACCACGAGTACGCCTATCTCGACGCACTTCCACATGCCGCTGAGCAAGGCGGTGCCCAATGACCTCCCTTGTTACCCAAGACACTCGCTTCACATCTTCCGGTGTTGAGTTCGAGATCAAGTTCGGCACGTCCTGCAATACCGCCATTACTGCCGCAGGCGCGATGCTTTCGAGCGTTAATTGCCTACTTGGCAATCTCATCGGGGATGGTGCTGAAGGCAGCTGCGAGCTCTACGCGATCCGCGTCCTGACCGTCCAGTGCGAGGCCCTGCTCGAAGCGATCGAGATTTCTGTGAGGGATATGGAAGACCTCGCGCCACAAAACTCAACCTCCCAAGTTCGTGGCGCGGAGGTGTCGGAATGAGCCAGGTCAGCAGCCCCTCCACTCCAGAAATCGATGGCAACCCCCAGCTTTTCCAAAAGGTTTTCGGTCTCGCATGCAAGAAAGCCGGTCCCGGCATGCCTGTGGAAGTCGTGCTCTGCCAGCTCATGTACCACACCACCGAAGAGTTGCTCATTAGCGATCTGCCGGCTGGCCACATCCGCGGAGTAGTTGAGATCGCCGTGCAGAGCGTGGCAGCGGAACAAGCAGCCTTGCGCCAGCAGGCCGGAGGCGTGGCATGACTTTGATCACTATCCACAAAACGCAGCTTCCCGTCGTCGAATATCGCGGCCAGCGCGTCGTCACCCTGGCGATGGTAGATGCAGTTCATCGACGCCCCGAGAACACCGCTCGCCGTAATTTCAATGAGAACAAAGACCGGTTCATTGAGGGGGAGGATTTCTTCAAGACCACCCCCGCCGAGCTTCGCCAGCATTTCGTACGGGCATCGTGCGAAATCCCATGCAACAAGCTGGTGCCGATCCAGGGGCGCGGGGTAACTCTGCTAACTGAGCAAGGCTACCTCATGCTTTGCAAATCGCTGACAGACGATCTCGCTTGGGAGGTTCAGCGGCAGCTGGTCAATCGCTATTTCCGTCCAGAATCGAAGGTAGTTACTGCTCCTGCTCTCCCGAATGATTACATCGAGGCTCTGGAACACCTGCTGGCCTCGAAGCGCTCCGAGCAGCTAGCGCTGGAACAACGTGACCACGCGATCGCGACCAAGGCGGAGATCGGTAGCCGGCGCGAAGCCACGGCCATGGCCACCGCATCAGCTGCCGTGCGCAAGGTCATGCACTTGGAGAACGAGCTGGGCAGGGGCTGCCAGCACGCCACTGTCACAGCGGTGGAGAAGGCCGCTCGCCGGTCGTTCGGCACCCAGGGTTTCCGGCCCCTCAAGACCTGGTGCGACAGCCATGGTGTGGCTGCCCCAAAAGTCCAAGACCCGCGATTCGGCTGGGTTCGCTCCTGGCCTGCCGCCGCCTGGGCGGCTGTTTACCAAATTGACCTGGCCGAGCTGTTCGGCACTCCGGGAGAAACCGCATGAGCACCATCAAACTCGAAATTGCCGAAAAGATCGCAAGCATCGCGAACAAGCCCAACCTCTCTCGCAAAACGATGCTGATCCTTACTCAGCGAGTGGTGCGCAACGGTTTGGCCAAGCTGCAGCAGATTCGCGATGAACGCCGCGTCTTCCGTCGCGAGGCGGCAAAGCTCAAGGCGTACCCAGTGGCGCAGCACCAGGCAGACATCCTCATGGCGAAATCCAAGAGCCATCGTGAAGATGACCACAAGACCACCAAGCAGGGTTTGATCGGTCTGGGTTACCACCTGATCAAGGACACCGACAACAGCTACGACGCCATCGGCTTCGAAGCTCTTTGCGATCTGTTGAGTATCAACCCGGTGCACCGCCCAGCGATTCCAAGCGACGAGCGGGGCTTGGCGGGCCTCATCTATGTCGCTCGGCTCGAAAACAGCGTCAGTCCCAAGTCGGATGGATGGGGAGAGGGTGGGCCGCTGTTCGAGGCTTGCTTCATGACCATCATCGATTGGATCAAGACGGCGCCCGAAGGGGATCTCCCCGACCTATTCGGCCCTGATTCACCCTTTGCTGTCGCTCAGGTCGACACCGCAACCGGGGAGACCCTGCAATGACCAGACCGTCTACCCCCCCCCCAGACGCTCCAGCAGCGCGCTGGCGCAACGATCATCACCGGCCCCTGGCCGACCTACAGCCAATTCAAGGGCTTTCCAGAGCGCGAGCGCTGGACGCTGTACGAACTGGCCAAGGCTGGGCGCCAGGCCATGGAAGACAACGGCTTCGAGATGGCCGAGAGCTACGACGCCTTCGTGCGCCGTGTCACAGAGGAGCTTGAGCTGTGAGCAAGACAGTAAACGTGGAGAAAGCTACACCCACGACGTTCTACGCCAAGCAGGCGCCTTACAGCTCTTTGAGCAACGATGTGGTGGCCATGATCATCAACCCGGATGCTCTTGCTATCTGGACCTACCTGCAAACACGCTCCAGCGATTGGAAGGTCATTGGCTCGCACCTGCAGGACAGGTTCGCAATCGGACGTGAGCGCTACTCGAAGGCCATGGCCTGCCTCAAGGATCTGGGCCTGGTAAGCCATGAAGTCGTACGAGAGGAGGGCACCGGCAAGGTGCTCGGGCGCCGCGTGATCGTCCACTACGAACCGAACCTACAGGTTTCCGAATATTCGGTTAACCGAAGTGTGGGTTTACCGAACTGTGGGCAAACCGACAGCTACTTAATAAAGGATTCTATTACTCAATCAATAGAGAAAAAACCAACGGTCGCTGACGCTCCCTGTCTGGTCGAGTTCGATAGTTTCTGGAGGCTCTATCCGCGCAAGGTCGGCAAGGTCAAAGCTGAGAAGGCCTGGGCGAAGCTCAAGGTGGACGCCGCTCTGTTCGCCCGCATCGGTACCGCTCTGGCCGCCTGGAGCAAGTCTCACGACTGGACCAAGGATGGCGGCCAGTTCATTCCGCACGCTGCCACCTGGCTCAATGGCAAGCGCTGGGAGGACGAACTGCCTGCAGCCGCTGGTGCAAATGCAAAGCCCCAGGCAAGCGCAGTACTGCAAGTGCCTGCCCATCACCAGGAGATGTACCCTGATGACCTCATCTAAATTCAGACCAGCTCCAGGTGAGCGGGCCTCCGGCATTGCCAAATGCGAAGCGCCTGGGCATGGCCAGTACGAAGCGAAGCAGGTTGAGCAGTTCGATGGCGGGTGGAAGGCTACCGAGTGCCCGCGTTGCCGCTGGGAGGCATTGAACCTCCAGTGCGAGGCAAGCGTGCGGGACGCTGCGTATGCTGACAAGGAAGCCGACGAGCTCAACCGTGATCTGTTCGCCACCGGCATCACACCGCGCTTTCGCGGGTGCACGTTCGACAGCTTCATCACCAACGCCGACTCGGACAAAGTCCGCGCCCAGTCTATTTGCCGGCGCTATGCAGATGAGTTCGAAGGGCACTACCGGGCTGGCCGCGCACTGATGCTGCTGGGTGAGGTCGGGAACGGTAAAACTCACCTGGCCTGCGCCATCTTGCAGCACGTTGTTCGGGAGTATGGCGCCAAGGGCCTGATTGTCACTGCCGAGGCAATCATGCAGGCCGTGACGGACAGCTTCCGTAGCAACGCGGGGCCGTCGAAGTCCGACCTGCTGGCCGAGTTGGCCGCCGTCGACTTGCTGGTGATCGACGAGGTCGGCATGCACACGCCCCGCCCAGGGAAGGACTTCATGCCCAGCCTTCTGCACGAGGTGATCGACCGGCGCTACCAGCTTGTGCGCCCAACGATCCTGATCAGCAACCAGGACCGTGAGCAGCTACCGGCCTACATCGGACCACGGGCCATGGATCGTCTGCGTGAGAACGGCGGCCTGCTGGCGCCCTTCACCTGGTCGTCAGCGCGTGTCGGAGGGGCGGCATGATCAACCAAGAGTATGCGGCTAGCGCCCAAGGCGAATCCCGCCTGCATAGCCCTGAGTCGGAGCATGCCCTGATCGGCGCCATGATCCACCAGCCAGCGCTCATTGATGACGTGAAGCTTGAGGTCGGTGATTTCTACCAGCCTGACTGTGCCGAGCTGTTCGAGTTGCTGCTGGCGCTCAAGGCGAAGGGGCGGCAGATCGACGTGGTAACCCTGTCAGATGCCAGGCCGACCTTGGCAGACGGCCGTGGCACGCTGGCAGTGGCTGCCCACATCGCCCACAACACGCCGAGCGCGGCGAACTTCGTAGAGTACGCCCGGATCGTGAAGCAGCGTTCGGTTGCCCGCCGGGTGATCGCTGCTGCACACATCATGTCGGAGCGCCTGAGAGATGGCGACTCGCTGGACGAAGTGCTGGCGCAGGGGCAGCAGGCCTGGATTGCCCTTGAGGCGGAAGGGCTGGATGCCCGCAAGCGGTACCGCTTCGTGAGAGAGATCCTGCCCGAGGCAATCGACGGGATTGATCGCCGTTTCAATCGTGAGGTGGTGCTGGGCTTCGACACCGGCCTGCCATCGCTCGACAAGTTCATTCCCGGCATCTGCGCCGGGCACATGGTGGTTATTGCCGGCGCCCCAGGCAGCGGCAAAACCACCTTGGGCCTGGGCATCGCTGAGCGAGTGGCGCTGGTGGCCAAGTCCACGTCGCTGGTGTTCAGCCTTGAGATGACAGATGTGGAGCTGACAAACCGGTCGCTGGCCTCAGTGGGTAGCGTGCAGCTGAAGCACATCACCGAAGGTCATTCGATGGCTGACAACGATTGGCCAGGCCTGACGGCGGCTGTGAGCAAGCTCGATGGCGCGCCTCTGATCTTCTGCGATGACGCCTCATTGACGATGCGCGATATCCGGCAGATCTGCCGTACGGTCAAGCGCGAGCACGGCCTTGGCTCCGTCACGTTGGACTACATCGGCCTGGTCAACGGCGAGAGCAAGTCGGCCAGCCGGTATGAGCAGGTCACCGACATCAGCAAATCGATCAAGCGGCTGGCCAAGGAGCTGGGAGTGCCCGTGATGGTGCTGGCGCAGTTGAACCGGGGCCCAAGCAACCGCGCCAACAAGCGCCCCACGAAGAGCGACCTTCGCGACTCAGGCCAGATCGAAGCCGACGCCGACGTGGTGGTGCTGGTCCACCGAGACAGCGAGTCCGAAGAGGGGCAATCGGGCGTCACCGAGCTGATCGTGGACAAAAACCGCCACGGCGAGACCGGATTCTGCCGAGTACAGCATCAGGGCGCCTATCACAGGTTTGCCGAGCTGGTCGGGTATCAGCCGAGCAACGAAGAAGTCGAAATGGGCAGGACATTTGCCGGCCGCCACCGCACCAAAGGAGCTAAGCATGAATCTTTCTAACTTCTGGCCACGCGCTGGCGCTGGCAAACCCGCAACCCCGGTCGTGTCGGTGAGCGTGACCAAGCGTACTGACGCTGAGAAGCCCACCACTGCTGGAGGTCAGGAATCACGGACTTCTGCGCCTACTTCCACGTGGAAAAACGAGCAATTGCCCACCACCACTGTGGCACCAAGCAATGCCCCGCGCGGCCCTATTGAGCTGCCTGCCTCCCTGGCTGAATGCGAAGTGCTGGAAGAGGCCCTGGCCCGCGACGCCATCCGCCTGGAGTGCCAGATCGGCGTGGCCGAAGGCACGGCAAAGGCCGAGAAGCGGTATGCCGATCCAACCTGGTACCACCGCGCCAAGGCCGCGCTCAAGCACATCAACCACGACCGCACCCGGGTGCTGTACCGCTGCGGGCAACTGCGCAAGGAGGCCAAGCAGCAAGCCCAGCAGGGCCTGGACCGGATGATCCTCGACGTGATCAAGGAATCCATGCCGGCCGACCAGTTCCTGGGGTATGTGCGAATTGCTGAGGCCCGAGTGGCTGCGGAGGTGGCTCGATGAACCCGCTCAAGTTGATTGCTCGGGTGCTGGCGCCTATGCATGAACAGGCAGGGTATCAGCCAGTTGTCACTGACGGGGTTGCCGTGCTCCCGCCAGGTTCGCAGGTAGTCAAGGTGAAGCAATACCCTGAAGCAGAACGCATTGCCGCCTCGCTGCGCGAGTATCCGGGCGATTGGGCTTGGGAGCACAAAGGTCACACTCTCAAGCACGGCCCGACTGGTTTCGTGCTCTGGGTCGCCAACGAAGACTGGGGGCTTGGTGAGCGCGCGAGCGGTGTAACTGCACGGTTCTGCAAGGAGGAGCAGGCAATTGTGTGGCCTGCTGTGGAGACTTGGCTGGCTTCGCACAAAGTCGGTTTCTCTGGTCGCCTGCCCAAGGTGAGCATCACTTGCCGGAAGGGAACCTGGTGGTGCGTCAGCGAGGAGCATCCATGGGCCGGCGCCGGCGGATCACCAGCTGAGGCTTACCGGTCTTGGTCCCGCGCCGTATCAATCGAGGCGCGCGCCGATCAGCGCCCAAATGAAATCCTGCACGTATGGAGTGCCGCACTATGAGTAAGGTAACCGCGGCCTTGCCGCGCAAAAGCCTTCAGGAGCACGAAAGGAAGTTCCTGAAGATCGCCGGCCAACACCTGGCTGAGGAGAGTACCGCTGGCTTTTACGCCATGGCGGCGTTGCTTGATATTGTCGCCAGCTGGCACGCCACACGTGTAGACATTCCGTTCGAGGACTACTGCCGGCGTTGGGTGGCCGAGGGCAACACCAAGCAGAAGGGCGCCGAGAAGCTGCTGCGCAACCTGCTGGGCCTGGACGAGAACCCACCACCTCGCCGCATCCGGAGGGCTGCATGACCGTGTACAAGGACGCTGGACACTGTATCAGCCGTGTCATGTCGATCGAGATCCACGACGGCACGGCCAAGCCAGCCTGGCAGAACCGCTACAAGGCCACCGCTGATGATGAGTTGCTGGCCGAGCGGATCGATGACGGGCTTTCTCCAGAGGAGCGGACCACCCAGGACGCCATGACCAGATCCATGCTTAAGCGGGTACTCCCCTCTGCGCAATGGCATGCGCTAGCCGGTAAGTATTCGGTCAACGAGGCCGAGGTACAGGAGGCGGCTCGATATTTGACCCCGCGCGTGGTAAGTCCGGCGCATCATCTGTTCAAGACCAAGTGCGTTATGGCCTGGATGGTGCCAGAGCGCCGTCGTGGCTTGCCAGCATCGTTCTACCTGCTGCACACCTGGGACGCCGACGGCATTCCAGACAGAACGCTTCGACGCTGGAGGGCAGTGACTATGCGCTGGCTTGATGACCGGGTGAGCGAAGCGCATCTCGTCGTTGAAGGACTGCTCAAGGAGCACGGGCTGCTGCTGCAGTCCGCCGCTTGACAGTGACCGAGTGACCGCGTAGGTTACTAACCTGCGGTTCGGTGCGTGACATGGTTGCACGCCGAGCACAAAACCCCGGCCATCGTGTCGGGGTTTTGCTTTATGGGATGAAGGCCCGGGCTGACGGGCAGTGACCGAAAGGCGCGCGTGCCGGCATGGAGAGGCTGCCGGATCAATGAGGCGTAAATGGGGAACTAACAGCGTAAGCCGGAGATCAGCACCGGCCATCCCACCACCTTCCAAGACCCCGCCATCGAGCGGGGTTTTTCATTTCTGCCCCTGAGAGGGGATATCGAGTATGTCCAACATGCCAGATAAACCAGACACCTGGGCGGTGCTGCTTGCTTGGCTGAGCCAGCATGCGCCCCTGCTGTACGCCGGCGCCCTCTCGTTCGTCATGGCTGCGCTCAGGATCATCTACGGTGGCGGTACGCGGCGCCAGGCAGTACTTGAGGCTTCGCTGTGCACGCTGCTGACCGCCGGCGCCTTCCCGCTGCTGGAGTACTTCGGTCTGCCGCAGAACCTGGCTGCGGGCCTTGGCGGTGGCATTGGCTTCATCGGCGTGAAGAAGATCGCCGACCTGGCCGACCGATTCGCTGACTTCAAGCTGCCAAGCAAGGGGGCTGGCCAATGAGCACTCCACGCGGCGTTCGGAACAACAACCCGGGCAACATCGACTACAGCCCGGCCAACAAGTGGAATGGCCAGCTGGGCCTGGAAGAGGGTGTGGCCAAGCCGCGCTTTGCTCGCTTCGACACTCCCGAGAACGGCATCCGCGCTCTGGGCAAGCTGCTCCAGACCTACCAGCGTGTGTACGGCCTGAACACCGTGGCCAAGATCATCAACCGCTGGGCCCCGTCGAACGAGAACGACACTGCTGCCTACGTGCGCTCAGTCGAGCAGCGCATAGGCTCCGCGCCGGGAGCCAAGATCCAACTCACCGACCGGGCCACGCTCAAGGGATTCGTCGTGGCGATCATCATCCATGAGAACGCCGGCAACCCGTATAGCGACGCCGTGATCAGCGAAGGCGTGCGGCGGGCGCTGGCGTGAGCATCACCTACGCATCAGTCGCGCTGCGTCCTGCCAGGCGCAAGGGCCGGAAGGCCAGGATCATCTGGGTAACCGGCACGCAGGATGGCTGGAGCCACGCAGGTGCTGCCGCTGATGTGTTCGAGGTTGGCAGCATGCTGGTCGTGCAGAACATGGCAGGCGCTCCGATTGCCGTCCTCCCTGACGAGCAGGCCCTGTCCGATTACTGCGCCCAGCGCTTCGGGGTGCGCCCATGACCAACTACCTGGTAGCCGGCCTTGTCGCCTGCGGCGTGGTCATTTACGCCGGCTGGCAGAAGGTCGAGCGCCAAGCCGATCAGCTCGACCAGGCCATTGGCAAGATCGAAACCCTTGAGGCCGCAGCCGAGTCCCGCCGCAACACCATCAAGCTGCTCGCCGACCTCGACACCCAACACACCCAGGAGCGAGAACTTGCGAACCAGACCAATGCCAGCCTTCGTGCTGATGTCGCTGCTGGCAAGCGCCGGCTGTCAGTCCTCACCGCCGGCTTGCTTGCCGCAGGATCTTCCACCACCGCCGGCCTGGGTCATGCAGAAGCGCGAGCCGAACTTGACCCAGCGGCTGCTGAACGAATTGTCCGAATCACCAACGACGGCGACGACGCCATCCGAGCGTTGAGCACCCTTCAGGACTACGTACACACGGCTTGCACAGGAGCTACGCAATGAACAAATACGAAGTGAAAGATTACGACGGCCAGGTGCATACCATCGAGGCATCGAGTTGCGTCCTTGATTCGAACGGCTTGTCTCTCTATGTATCTGCTGGCGTGGTAGCGGCGATCTTCCATGTGTTCGCTTGGATGCGCCGGGTACAGGCTGCTGTCTCGGGTCAAGTAGCTGGCACCGAGAGAGTCGGCGCCGAGGTTGTGGGTCAGGCCGGCACCGGTGAATAAGACATGACCGAAAAATCCGCGCCGGACTGGGAGCGCATCGAGCAGCTTTACCGCGCAGGCTTACTGTCGGTACGTGAGATTGCTGCCGCGCAAGGCATCACCCATGGCGCAATCAACAAGCGCGCAAAGCGCGATGGCTGGGTCCGTGACCTCAAGGCGAAGATAAAGGCCAAGGCTGATTCGCTGGTATCCAAAAGCCTGGTATCCACTCCGGTATCCATGGATACCGTTATCGCTGAGCGCAACACGGTCGAAGCGAACGCTCAAGTTATCGCCAACGTCCGCATCAGTCATCGAACCGACATCGGGCGCTACCGCAAGCTGGCCAACAGCCTGCTGGAAGAGCTCGAAGGCATGACCGACAACCGCGACTTGTTCGACCAGGTTGGCGAGTTGCTGCGCTCCGAGGATGACAACGGGCAGGACAAGCTGAACGACCTCTACCAGAAGGTCATCAGCCTGCCATCGCGCACCAAGACGCTGAAGGACTTGGGTGACACGCTCAAGGTGCTGATCGGCCTGGAGCGCCAGGCGTACAGCATTGACGACAACCAATCTCCTGAAGATGACCGCAGCAAGCTGACGGAAGATGAACTTGATCGCCGAATCGCCAAGCTCTCAGGTAGCGCGGGCTGACAAGCTCGAACTTCTTGCGCTGCTGGAAGAGAAGGCCCGGCGAAACGCCCAGCGGCAATACCTGCTGCAGTTCGAATCGCTGTACGAGTGGCAGCTCAAGTTCGTCAGGGCCACGGCTGAGTTCTCGTCATGCATGCTCATGGCAGCAAACCGGGTGGGCAAGACCCGAACCGGGCTGACGATTGATGCGGTGCACCTGCTGGGCGATTACCCGGAAGACTGGGAGGGCCACCGCTTCGAAAGCGCGCCGCTGTGCTGGTTGCTTGGGTTCTCGATGGAGAAGACCCGCGACCTGCTGCAAACGCCGCTGTTCGGGCGCCTGGAGGCCGGCAAGTGGACTGGCGGCTTGATCCCGGCGGACAGGATCGTTGACTGGCGATCGGCAACGGCCACCACCGGCGCAATGCGTGAGGTTCGCGTCAAGCATGCATCTGGCGATATCGCCACGGTGCAGTTCTGGTCCTACAGCCAGGGCCAGCACGCGATCATGGGCGACAGCGTCGACTGGTACCACATCGACGAAGAGCCAGAAGACAAAGAGATCTACCCGCAGGTCATCACTCGGACCGCTACAGGCGATCGGGGGCGAGGCGGGCGGGGCATCCTGACCTTCACCCCTGAGAACGGGCGAACCGAACTGGTCGTCAAGTTCATGGACGATCCAGGCGAAGGCCAGTACATGCAGCGCGCTACCTGGGATGACGCGCCGCACCTATCGGAAAAGACCCGTCGCGAACTGCTTGCCGCTTACCCGGCATGGCAGCGCGACATGCGCACCAGAGGCGAACCATTGCTCGGCACCGGCCTGATCTTCGACTTCAGCGACGACGACATCAAGTGCGCGCCCTTCCCATGTCCCGATCACTTCTGGGTCATCAACGGCCTGGACTTCGGCTGGGATCACCCGCAGGCGCATGTGCAGTTGTGGATCGACATGGAGGCAGACGTTATCTACGTCGCCCACGCCTGAAAGCAATCGCGGGTCACGCCGGTCACCGCCTGGGGCTCGGTCAAATCATGGGCCCAGCACGTGCCAACCGCATGGCCAAGTGACGGCCTGCAGTCCGAGAAGTCCTCGGGCGACGAGCAGAAGAAGGCCTACGTCGATGCGGGCTGGAACATGCTGCCAGAGCACGCCACCTGGCCAGAGGGCGGGGTCGGCGTTGAGGCTGGCTTGGTGCAGATGTACGAGCGCATGACCACGGGTCGCTGGAAGGTGTTCAGCCACCTCACTGGCTTCTTCGAGGAAAAGATGAATTACCACCGGGATGAGAAAGGCCGGATCGTCAAGCTTGGCGACGACATCCTGGCTGCATCCCGGTACGCCTACATGATGCGCCGCTTCGCGCGTCAGCGGTTCCAGTGCAAGCCAGTAACGCACGGCACCCATCAATCCAATTACGACCCTTTCAACTGAGGACATTCCCATGGGCGGAGCAGTCAAGCAGGTGGCCAACGTTGCAACGCTCGGACTGAGCGATGCCGTGCTCGGCGATTCTTTCAGCACCCCGAAGACCGACACCACCACCGCCGACGAGATCAAGAACAACGACGTGTCGACCGCTGACGCCGAGGGCAACGCCGCAGACAAGCGCCGCCGCGCCAAGGCTGCCGGCCTTACCTCGACGATCCTTGGCGGGGCCAGTGCGCAGGCTGCGCCGACCGCCACCAAGACTCTGCTGGGCCAGTAGCCATGGCCGACACCCTGCGCCAACGGGCCGAGAAGCGCCTCGGCATGCTCAAGAATGAGCGCTCTTCTTGGGAGTCGAACTGGCAAGAGCTGTCCGACTTCATCCAGCCCATGCGCTCCCGCCTGCTCTGCGACCAGCAGGTCAACAAGGGCGACCGGCGCAACAACAAGATCATCAACAACGAGGCGACTGAGGACAGTGGCTCCCTGGCTGCCGGGATGATGTCAGGCCTCACTTCGCGCTCTCGCCCCTGGTTCAACCTGGTGGTGCAGAACAAGGAGGCCATGGAGTTCGGGCCGGTCAAGAACTGGCTCTTCGAAGCTTCGGAGCACATGCGTGACGTACTGCTGCGCTCCAACTACTACAACTGCCAGCACGTGTCCTACCTGGAAATGGGCGTGTTCGGCATCGGCGCAATCTGGATCGATGCGGACCCAAAGACCGGCATTCGCTGCGAGGTGTTCACCGCCGGTGAGTACTATGTCGCCAACGGCGCTGACGGCAAGTGCAACAGCTTCTACCGCGAGTTCAAGCTGACCGCCGCCCAGATGGCCGAGCGATTCGGCAAGGAAAGCCTCAGCACCCAGGCGCAGAACGCCCTCAAAGAGTCTCGTCAGGATCAGTGGTTTGATTGCGTCCAAATGGTGGAGCCCAACGCTGACCATGTTCCTGGCTCCAAGGTCAGCCGCAAGCTGCCATTCATTGGGCTGGTGTGGGAGAAAGCTGCACCGCCTGAGAAGATACTGGAGGAAAAGGGATTCCACGAATTCCCGGTCGCTGTGATGCGCTGGGATGCGCTGCCGGGGGATTGCTACGGCACGGGCCCTGGCCGCCGTTGTCTGGGCGACATCAAGGCCCTGCAGCTGTATGAGCGCAACTCGGCCCGACTGGTAGAGACTGGAGCCAATCCAGCCATCCAGGCGCCCTCCAGCCTGCGCGGGCAACCCAGCTCCACCACGCCAGGATCGATCACCTACGTGGATCAGGTGGGCGGCCAGAACCAGATGGCGCCAATCTACCAGCCAGATGCCAAGTGGTTGCAGTTCATTGAGGCCAAGATCGCCCAGCATGTGGCGCGTATCCGCCGATCGTTTTACACCGACCTGTTCCTGATGATCAGCCAGATGGACGACGTCAGGACCGCGACCGAGATCAACGCCCGGCGCGAAGAGAAGATGGCCATGCTGGGGCCGGTGGTTGAGCGCGTGGACTTCGAAGGCCTGGACCCGATCATCGAGCGAGTGTTCGGCATCATGCTGCGCCAGTCCATGCCTATCTGGGCAGGGCTGATCGACGGAGAACCATTGCTGCCTGAGCCGCCAGAAGAGTTAGGCGAAACCGTAGTCGAGGCTGATTACATCTCCATCCTGGCCCAGGCGCAGAAAGCCTCTGCCGTCACCGGCCTGGAGCGCATCGCATCTACCATCGGCAACCTGTCTGCCGCCTTCCCAGAAGTCCGCGACAAGTTCGACGCCGATCAGTGGGTGGATGAGTATGGCGAGGCCATTGGCGTGGTGCCGACCGTCATCCGTGGTGACGAAGAGGTCGCAGCCATCCGTGAGCAGCGAGCCCAGCAGCAACAGCAGGCAGAGGCCCAGCAGGCCCTGGCCAATGGCGTCCAGGCCGCCAAGCTCCTGTCCGAAACCCAGATCACGGGCGACAACGCGCTCGGCCAGATCCTCGGAGCCTAAATGTACGAAGACGAACAGATCCTGCAGCAGCGGGAGGACGAGAAGCGCCTGGCCCAAAAGCGCCGCGTCGATGACGTGCGCAACCAGATGGGCAGCCTGCCAGGGCGCCGCTTCGTGTGGGCGCTGCTGGTCACGACCCGTTTCGAAGGCCGGACAACCCTATTCGACACCCACGGCGGCCGCCAGAGCTACCTGCTCGGCGCCTATGAGATTGGCCGAGGCCTGGCCGACGAGATCCGAACCCTGTGCCCTGAGCAGTACCTGCTGATGGTGCGGGAAAACACCCCTAAAACCGATGAGGTTGACCCATGACCGATGCAGTCGATACCGCCACCACTACCGCAAGCGGGAACGAGAGTGCGACGTCTGAGGCCGTGACCACCGAGCAGCAGACCGCTGCCACGGAGCAGGGCCAGCAGCAAGCCCAGCAACAGCAGCAAGAGCAGGACGCCAAGCCTGCAGTGCCGGAGGCCTACGCCTTCTCCAATCTGCCCGAAGGCTACTCCATCAGCGAAGAGCAGCTGGCGAATGTAACGCCTCTGTTCAAAGAGCTGAATCTGACCCAGGAGCAAGCGGACAAGCTCATGCAGTTCGACGCCCAGCGATCCCTGGCTGCCCAAGAGGCAAGCCAGCAGCAGGCCGTCGAGTTCCGCAACAAGCAGGTCGGCGAGTGGGAAACCGCTCTGCGTAGCGATGCCGATTTCGGTGGCGCCAACTTCGAAGCCAACGTCGCGGTTGCGCAGCAGTTCCTCACGGACTTCGGGTCGCCTGAGCTTTCGGCCTTCCTCGCGGAATCTGGTCTTGGCTCGCATCCCGAAGTGGTCCGCATGTTCCACAAGGCAGGCAAAGAGCTGGGCGAGGGCAAGCTGCACCGAACTAGTACCGAAATCCCGAAAGCCGAAATGACCATCGTTGATGCCTTCAAGTAAGGCCAAGGAGTAACAAGTGGCAATTCTCACCTCGACCATGCCGACGCTGATCGACAAGTTCAGCCGAGAAGACAAAGACAAGAAGATCATGAAGATCGTGGAGCTGATGGCAAAGCAAAACGACATCCTCATGGACGCCGAATACATGGAGTGCAACGACGGCTCCAAGCACAAGACCACCATGCGCTCGGGCATTCCTGAGCCGACCTGGCGGATGTTCAACCAGGGCGTGCAGCCGAGCAAATCGACCACCGTGCCGGTACTGGACACCACCGGCATGATGGAAGACTACGGCCTGGTCGACAAAGCCCTGGCCGACCTGTCCGGCAACGCCGATGCTTTCCGCGCCTCCGAGAACCTGGGCAAGCTGCAGGGCTTCAACAACAAAGCCTCCCGCTACATGTTCTACGGCAACTCCCAGGCCGAGCCACAGGCTTTCTTGGGTCTTACCCCGCGCTACAACTCGCTGTCCGCAGAATCGGGCCGCAACATCGTTGACGCTGGCGGCACCGGGTCGACCAACACCTCGATCTGGTTCGTGACCTGGGGCGAGCTGACCACCCACCTGCTTTACCCGAAGGGCAGCGTGGCCGGCTTCCAGCACCGCAACCTCGGTGAAGATACCGTCAAGGACGACGTCGGCGGTGAGTTCCAGGCCTACCGCGACCACTTCAAGTGGGACATCGGCATGTCGGTTCGTGACTGGCGCGCGAACGCCCGCGTGGCGAACATCGATGTCACCACCCTGACCTCTGACGCGGCGACCGGCGCCAAGCTGATCGAGAACATGATCAAGGCCTACTACCTGCTCGACAACCCGATGCAGGGCGAGGGCAAGACCGTGATCTATTGCAACCGCACCATCCAGACGTTCCTGCACCTGCAGGCGATGAACTCGAAGAACGTCAACCTCACCCTGGGCGAGTACGCCGGTCGCAAGATCCCGGAACTGCTGGGAATCCCGATCAAGCGTTGCGACGAACTGCTCAACACTGAATCCCGCGTGGTTTAAGGAGATCATCATGCTTTTCGACAAGAAACTGCTCATGTCGAACGCCCAGGCGATCACTGCCTCGGCGGCTTCGACCGACATCATCGACCGTGGCGACACCAAAGATGTAGGGCGCGCTGGCGATATCCCTCTGTGCATCCAGGTGGTCGATGCCTTCAACACCCTGACCAGCCTGACCATCGAGATGCAGGCCGACGACAACTCGGCGTTCAGTTCGCCGCGCAGCCTGTTCTCGGTGGTCGTTCCCCTGGCAGACCTGAAAGCCGGCTACCAAACGCCGATCATCACGCTGCCACAGAAGACCGAGCGCTATCTGCGCATGAACTACACCGTGACCGGTACCGCGCCAACCACTGGCAAGGTCACCGCCGGCGTTGTGGCGGGGGTGCAGACCAATGGCTAAGGAATACGAAGTGCTCGAGCGCTCGTTCATCAACGGTCAGCTCTATGAGAAGGGCGCCAAGGTCGTGCTGGAGATCGACAGCCCTGGCGGCAACCTGAAGCCATTGGAGGCCGAGACCTCTGAAGATGACGAAAAGGAATCGATTATCGCCGAGCTGAAGGCCCTGGGTGTCGATGTGGACAAGCGCACCGGCCTTGAAAAGCTCCGTGCCAAGCTCGCAGAAGTCAAAGGCGAGTAATCCAGCCAGCAATGTCAAGGGCCCTTCGGGGCCCTTTTTCATGGAGTCAGCTTTTCATGAGTTCGGTAATCGACATCTGCAACATGGCGATCTTCCGCATCGGCAACGGTACCCGTATCGATGACCTGGAAGAGAACAGCCAGCCGGCCCGGATCTGCAAGCAGTTCTACGAGAGCAGCCGCGACTTTGTGTTGCGCGCCGATTGCGACTGGGGATTTGCCACGGCTTTTGCCCATCTCGCCGAGGTAGCCGACAACCCGAACCCAGATTACCAGTACGCCTACGCCGTGCCGAACGACTGCATGCGCGTGCGCCGAATCGTCAACCCAGGCTGGCCGCAGGGCGCCATCCCGGCTGGCTATGAGTGCTACATGCCCGAACTTCCGCGCATCCCATTCCGCGTGGTCAACGGGTCGAGCCAGCGCCTGATCAGCACCAACGTATCGCCGGCCACCCTGGAATACACGCTCAAGGTCACGTCACCCGAGCTGTTCGACCCTATCTTCGTTTCGGCCCTGGCCTGGTATCTGGCCAGCGAGATCGCCGGGCCGCTGGCCAAGGACGCCAGCATTACCAGTGCCTGCTTTGCCCAGTACAAAGCGACCGTACTGGAGGCTGCCGCTGCTGCGCTGAACGAGGGAACCACCCAGTACCAGCGCGAATCCGTCTTCATCACGGGGCGCGGGGCATGACTGAAGTTATCCAGCCGTCCTTCAGTGCGGGCGAGGTATCGCCGGCCACGTACGCCCGTGTCGACCTGGGCCGCTATTACACGGCGCTCAAGACCTGCCGCAACTATCAGGTGCTGCCCGAGGGCGGGGCACAGAACCGCTCGGGCACCCGCTACATCGTCGAGACCAAGAACAGCGCGGCCAAGTCCCGCCTGATCCCATTCCAGTATTCGACCGAGCAAACTTACATCCTTGAGTTCGGCAACATGTACATCCGCTTCATCAGCATGGGTGGCCAGGTCGTGAGCGGGGCGGTGCCGTATGAGATCGCGTCACCGTACACCACGGCGCAGCTGTCGGAACTCAAGTTCACCCAATCGGCAGATGTGCTGACCATCGTGCATCCAAGTCATGCGCCGCGAGAGCTGTCACGCCTGGGTCCGACCAACTGGACCCTTACGGCCATCGTCTTCGAGCCGAGCATCGCCGCGCCGACTGGGTTGTCTGCAACTGCACGCTCTGGTGGTTCTGGCGACACCACCGAGTACCAGTACAAGGTGACCGCCGTCAGCAGTATTTCCGAGGGCTCCGTCGAGTCGAACGCCAGCAACACTGCAACTGTGAACAGCTTCGACAACAAGCCCGGGGCAACCTTGAGCTGGACCGCATCGACTGGCGCTGACCACTACAACATCTACAAGAACAAGTCTTCTGGCGTGTTCGGCTTCATCGGCCAGTCCACCGGCACGACGTTCACCGACATCAACATCACCCCCGAGACCGACAACACGGTCCCAATCGCGTACAACCCGTTCAGCGGCGGCAACAACCCTTCGGTCGTGGGCTACTACCAGCAACGCATGGTGTTCGCGGCCAGTGAAGACAACCCGCAGACCGTCTGGATGTCCCGCACAGGCGACTTCCACAACTTCGGATACTCCGACCCCAGCAAAGATGACGATGGGATCGAGTTCGTCATTGCCAGCCGCCAGGTCAACCAGATTCGTCACCTGGTGTCGCTGCGTGAGTTGCTGGCCATGACCTCTGGAGCCGAGATAGCCATTACCGGCTCTACCGATTCCGGCGTGACCGCGGCCAACGTGTCGGCGATCGAGCAGAGCTACTTCGGCTCCAGTGATGTGATCCCGGCTATCTACGCCAACACGGCGCTGTACATCCAGGCCCGGGGCGGGAAGCTGTCCACGCTGGCCTACAACTACGTCTCGGACGGCTTCCAGCCGCAAGATGTGAGCGTGCTGTCATCCCACCTGCTGCGTGGCTTCACCATCCAAGACATGGCTTTCACTCTGCAGCCCAACGGTATTCTGTGGATGGCCCGCAATGACGGCATGCTGCTGGGCTTCACCTTCCTGCCAGACCAGCAAGTCTACGCCTGGCACTGGCACGATACCGACGGCCAGGTTGAGTCCGTGGCTTCGGTGCCTGAAGACGACGAGGACGCGCTGTACCTGATCGTCAAGCGCACCATCAACGGGGTTACCAAGCGCTACATCGAGCGCATGGCCACCAGGCAGTTGACCAAGTTCGGCAGCGGTGATTACTGGTTCGACCGGGCATTCTTCGTCGATTGCGGGCTGACCTACGACGGTCGCCGTAGCGGTACTGCAGTTCTGGCCGGCGGAACCACCTGGCAATACCCGGACCCGCTTACGCTGACCGTTTCCACGGCGACCTTTGATGCTGGCATGGTCAATCGCAGCGTGATCCTGTACGGCGGAGGCAGTGAATACGTCATTGGTGACGTGCTGACCGTGAAAATCACGGCCTACGTTTCGCCGACAGTTGTCACAGTTGAACCGCAATCCGTGGTGCCAGAGTCCCTGCGCGGCGTATCCGCTACCCGCTGGGGGCTTGCGGCGTCGGTGGTAAGCGGCCTCGGCCACCTGGAAGGTAAGACTGTAAGCATCCTGGGCGACGGAAACGTAATCCCGCAGCAGGTGGTAGCCGGTGGGGCCGTAACGCTCGACACCCCTACGCTGGTGGCGCACATCGGTCTTCCGATCACAGCTGACTTCGAAACCTTGGATATCACCCTGCAGAACAACCAGGCCTTCTTGGGCAGCAAGAAGCGCATCAACCAGGTGGTGGTGATCTGCCAGGAAAGTCGCGGCATCTTCGCCGGCCCCGATGCCGACCACTTGGACGAGTTCAAGCAGCGCGCCGACGAGGACTATGGCGAGCCGATCGAACTGCTGACCGGGCGGGCTGAAATGGAAATCCAGTGCCAGTGGGATAACTACGGGCGCCTCTTCATTCGCCAATCTGATCCGCTGCCACTCACCATCCTGGGGGTCATGCCAAATGTCCAGTCCGGTGGCTGAGATGCTGCCGGTGGATGACCGGCTGATAGAGATGACGGTGGCAAATGCGCGCATGGCTGACCGGCTGGAGTTCGAAGCAATCCGTGGCCTGACCGTTGAGCAGGAGCTGCGCTATTCGGTGGAAAGGAGCGTGAGGCCCCTGGCCTACGTGGTGAATGGTCGGGTGGTCGCCATGTTCGGCGACATCAAGCTCGATGAGCAGACCGGGGTTCCATGGCTGATCAGCACCACAGAGATCGACCGGCACCACCGCCCCTTCCTGATCGAGTGCGACCGTGAAGTCGCCGCCATGCGCCAGCGCTACCAAGTATTGATCAATTACACCGATGCCCGCTATGTGAAGGCCCTTCGCTGGCTGCGCTGGCTCGGTTTCCACATGCACGATGCCGTGCCTTATGGGGTGAACGGCGAATTGTTCCACCCGATGACATTGAGGGGGCTGTAATGGGCGCAGCAGCAGGTGCAGGCCTGGCGGCCGGCGGCGGGATTCTCAACGCCTATTCCCAGATCCAGCAGGGAAAGGAGGGCATCAAGGCTGCCAATCGCCAGCAGCGCTATTTGGATAACCAGGCGCGCGACGTAATCAATCAAGGCGATTTCGCTGCTGATATGGCGATCGAGCAGGGCAGGCAAACCGCCGCAAGCCAGCGCACCGGGTTTGCCGCCAATGGCGTCGTGGTTGGTCAAGGTTCTGCCGGCCGGATCGAGGAAGGCACCATGGACATTGCCCGCCAAGATGCTGACCAACTGCGCCGGAACGCATTCAACCAGGCAATGGGCCTTGTGACGCAGGGCAATGAGGTCGTACGCCAGGCCAAGACCAACAACCGCGCCGCTCGACTCAACGCCTTTGGCTCACTGCTCACCGGCGGCGGGCAGGCATACAACATCTACAGCAGGGGCTGAGCATGGCCGCGAGAATCCCACAACTTCAGATGCGCCGGGTTGCGCCAGAAGTCCCAGGTGCTACCAGGGTTGCACAAGGCGGCACTGATCTTTCAGGGCTAGCCCGCGGCGTTTCCAGCCTTGCCGGCGACCTGGCCGACGTACACCAGCGGGAAATGCGCGAGGCCAACCAGACGGCTGTGCTCAACGCCGACAACCAGCTCGGCACCTGGCAGAACGAAGCGATCTTCAACCCAGAGACTGGCGCCTTCACCAAGAAGGGCCAGGCCGCCCTGAACATCACCAACGATACGCTTGCCCAGTTCGACCAACAGCGCGAGGCCATCGCCAGCAGCTTGGCCAACGAGCAGCAGCGGCAGATGTTCACGCAGGCCGCCTTGCAGCGCCGGGCTCAGCTGCAGGGCAAGCTCGGCGGGTACGAGTTCGGCGAACAGCAGGAGTACAAGAACCAGGTCGACAAGGCGGCCATCGCCACTGCGCTCAACACCGCGGCCCTGAACTACAACGATCCAGAGGCCATCGCGTCCAGCCATTCCCGCATCGACGGCATCCTGCAGTTGCAGGCAGAGCGCAATGGTTGGGCCCCTGAGGTGCTGGAGGCCAACCGCACGAAGGCGACCAGCAGCATGTATTCGGACATCCTGAAGCGCCAGGCGGCACAGGACCCGTACAAAGCGCAATCTGCGCTGAAGCAATACCAGCAGTACCTGACTGCCGATGACCTGACTCAGGTAGGAAGCTCGATCGACGGCAAGGTCGAACGCCTGCAGCAAAAGGCAGAGATGGCCCAATTGCGCGCCGAGGCACGTGCCGACCGCGCTCTGGGGAAGATAAGCGCGCAGATCGCCAGCGGCATTCCGGCCACCGACGACATGTGGGACAACTGGGGCAAGCAGGTTCAGGGCACGGCTGCTGCCGCCGAGTTCAACGAACTGCGCAAGCAGGAAGTGGCCACTCAGCAGATCTTGCGCCAGCCCATCGATCAGCAGGCGGCCTATTACGGCAAGCTGCAGGCCGAGTTGCAGAACAATGGCGGTACCGTTGCTCAGGCCAACAACCTGGCCAGGCTGGGCCGGGCAATTGAAACGAACGCCAAGATGATGGCTGACGCACCGCTCGACTACTTCCAGCAGCGCCTGGGTGGCGGCGTCGAGCCCATTGACCTCAATTCGGAGAACCTACCGGCTGTGCTGGGTGACCGTGTTGCTGCGATCCAGGGTATGCGTCAGAAGTTCGGCCCGACGGTTGCAATGAAGCCGCTGCTTCCTCAGGAAGCCAAGGCGCTGTCGGCCCAGCTCGAACAGATGAGCCCTGATCAGCAGTCGCAGTTGTTCGGCAAGCTTCATGCTGCGATGGGTGATGACCGTGCCTATGCCGGCGCAATGCAGCAGATCGCCCCGGATTCTCCCGTACGCGCGCTGGCCGGCATGCTGGCCGGTAAGCAACGGTCGCTGACCACCGGCACCCACTGGTTCCGGCCTGATGATGTGGTGAGCAGCGGCGATGTGGCCAAGACCATGGCCCTAGGCGAATCGATCCTGAATAAGTCCAAGGCCCAGAAGGGGCAGGACGGCGGTGGCCGGTTCCCGATTCCCAAACAGGCTGACTTCGACCTTGCCCTCGGAAAGCAGCTTGGCACGGTGTTCGCTGGACAGCCGCAGTCGTATTCGCTGGCAGCCCAGGCTGTGAAGTCCTACTACACCGGAGCTGCAGCCGAGGCCGGTTATGTGTCGGGCGAAGTCAACAATGCGCTCATCAAGAAGGCCATCAAGGCGACCGTGGGCGATGTTGTCGATTTCAATGGCTCTCCCACGCTGGCCCCATGGGGGATGCCGGCTGACACCTTCGAACAGGTCGCCCAGCAGCGTCTGGTGGAAACCATGAAAGCCCAGGGCATGAGTGAACAGGACCTGGCCACGGCCAGCGCACTGACCCTGCGCCAAGCCCGGGACGGTGTGTATTACGTGATGCAGGGAAACCAGTACAAGTACGGTGCCGATGGCAAGCCGCTCATGATCAATGTGAACGGGGGTGACCGGTGAGCTTTATCACTGACCTGGCCTTTAGCGACCAGCAGGCGCTGGAACAAGATGCGCTGGCCAACCCTGCGTTGACCCCGTCAGAGCCTAATTTTTGGGATGGATCGGGTACGGCGCTCTTCAGCGGCATTGCCCAGGGCGCCACCCAGTTGGCTCTGCAGGCTGCCCAGTACGGCAACGACCCGGACCAGGCCATCCTGTTCGAAGTGCCAACCGATGAAGAAGAGATCGCAAGGCGCGCCGCCATCGGCCAGCAGCGCCTGGCGGTGACCGAGCGCCTGCGCCCGGACGCCCAAACCAACGGCACAGCCGCGCAGATCCTGTTCGGCCTGGGCGATGTCGGTACCCGCTTCGCATTCGGTGCCGCATCTGGCGGTCTGCCGGTCGCTGCCGGTGGCGTTGGCCTGTCCATGGGAGAGCAGCGGTTCAGCGAACTGCGTGGCGAGGGGGTGGACCCTAAGACCGCAGCACTTGCTGGTGCGATTGAGGGCGGCACCCTGGCTGCTGGCGCCTTCCTACCGGCGGCACGTCTGCTGTCCCAGCCAGTTGCGGACCTTGCCGCAACGGCTGGCGCCAACGTTGCGCTTGGTGCTGTGGCGCGCGGCGGGGTTGGCCAGGTGCTGGAAAGCAACGGATATACGCAGCAGGCCCAGCAGTATAGGGCGCTGGATGCCCAGGCCATGGCCATCGACGGCTTGCTCGGTGGCGCGTTCTGGGGGCTGGGCCGGGCGATGTCGGGCGCTCCAGCAGCGTCACCTGAAACCGTCGACGCCGCATTGGCTGGCAATAATGGGCTTCACGCCCAGCACGGCACGGCGCCTGGTGCACCGGTAAACGCACGGTCGAGCGCTGTACACCAGAATGCCCTGGACCTCGCGCTCGAGCAGATGAGCCGTGGCGAACCGGTTAACGTCACTGGGTTCATGGACGATACCGCCTTCATTAGGTCCGATCGTGTCGGCCCCGAAGAAGCAGTGGTGCGTGATCAGGCGCAGCAAGAGGTGTTCGCCAATGCCAGGGCCGAGCTTGAGCCGGTGGCCGCTTCCGGGCTTCCCAATGTGCGAGACATCCGCGCCGAAGTGACCGGCCTGCGCCGCAGCCTCAACGAACTGGACCAGGCGCACGAAGCCGCCGGCAATACCTACCGGCAGGCCGCCAAGGAATTCCAGCAGCAGCGCATGACCCGCAAGCAGGCCGAGCGGGCGGCTCGGGACAGCATTGCCCAGCAACGGCAGGCCATCGACGAGCAGCGCGTTGCTACCCAGGCTCGCATCGATGAGCTGAATCAGCAGCTGGAAGGCAACCGCGCCGCCGAGCGTGCCCGGTCAGAGTTGGCAGCCATGGATCGCGGCGAAACGCCGGCTCGCCTGCAGAAGCAGGTAGATCAACGCGCCGAGCAAATCGGAAGCGCCTTCAAACGCTCCGCCTTGGCCAGCAGCGTTACACCGGACCACGGCATGGCCCTGAACCGCCTGGCGGCTGAGGATATCCAGCGCATGCTGCGCGAGAGCGGCCAGCTGATCGAAGAGCCAACGCCGGCAGTTGAGCCGCGTACACCCGCAGGCGACTCCGCTCCCACAGGTGAAAGCCAGCAACCACGGGCGCCGCAGACACCGCAGCAGACAGAAACACCGGGTTCCGCTCCTGCTGTTGCCGAAACAGACTCGCCCCAAACCGGAACGCCTGGCGCAGAAAGCGTAACGCCAGCAGCGGAAAGCGTCACAGACTTGCCCGGTTCGACTCCCATTGAAGGAATCGACCCAGCGTTGCCGGCGCTGCTCGATGCGGTAGCCGCTGGCGAGCGTGACCTGCAGGTGCCTACCGGTGCAATCAACGAGGACGGCACACCGGTGACCGTATCCGCCCGTGAACTCCTGGCCGAGGCTGATGCTGAGATCGCCCAGGCTGCCAACGATTCCAAAGGCTTCCTTGCTGCCGCCCTGTGCGCGCTGAGGTTCGGTAACTGATGAAACAGCAATGTATCCAGGCGGTTCAGCAGGCTATTGGCCGTGCGCTCACCCAGGACCAAATCAAGGACATTGAGGGCCGCATCAGCCGCAACATGCGTCAGCTGGCCCAGTCCGACCCGCAGGCATGGCAGATGAAGACCTCGGCAGATCGGCTGACCGAGGCCGCCAATGCTGCTGCCAAGGAGCTGCAGGCCGAGGCCGCCAAGAAGAAACAGCGGGTTGCGCTGACCATCCTGGCGCATGACCGGGTGCAGAACGTGATGGCTCAGTTCCCCGGCGATCCCATCAAGGGTCTGGATCGCTTGCTGGCTTTCGCCTCGGACTACCCCGGCATCATGTCGATCGAATCGTCCAGCCGTGCAATCCGGGACGAAGCCATGTCATCCATGCTCGAAGCTATCGACATGACGCGCGGCAAGTTCCTCGGGCTGTTCGCGGACGAGGCCAAGGCCCGGGCCCTGGTGCAGGAACTGCATGGCCAGGACAGCGGCGTGCCCGAGGCCAAGGTCGGGGCCAAACAATTCGCCGATGTGGCCAACCGCCTACGTGAGCGCTTCAACCGCGCCGGCGGCGATGTGGGCTACCTCGATGACTGGGCTATCCCGCGCAGTCACAGTCAACTGAAGGTAGCCAGGGCCAAGGACCAGTGGATTGCCGACCATGTGCAGTGGGCGAACCGGAACAAGTACATCAACGCCGACGGGTCGCGCATGAACGACGCCGAATTGAGGGAGTTCTTCACGCACGCCTGGGAGACGGTGGCTACCGGTGGCGTGAACAAGATCGGGCCAGGCCGGGTAACCGGCAATGGCGCCAGGGCAAACCGGGGCAGCGAATCGCGGCAGATCCACTATCGCGATGCCGACGCCTACCTGGCGGCCCAGGCCAAGTACGGCGACAAAGGCCTGATGGACCTGATGTTCGGGCACATAGACCGAGCCGCCCGCGATATTGCGTTGATCGAGGCCATGGGCCCAAATCCAAACCACGCCATGCGGTACCACACCGAGACGGCCGCTCAGCAGATGATCCAGGCTAAGCCCGAGGCAAAGGCCAAGATCGACAAGCGCGTGAAGCGGCTCCAGCAGCTGTACACCGAGGTGGCCGGCACCCGCGAGCCACCAGCATCGGCTCGTCTTGCCAACGCCTTCGACACGTATCGCGCCACCAACGTGGCGGGCAAGCTGGGTTCGGCAGTTATCACCGGCCTCAGCGACCAGGGCACGCTGGCGCTGGTGGCCAAGATGAACGGCATGCCCGTAATGAAGGTGCTGGGTAACGAGCTGCGCATGCTCAACCCGGCCAACGCCAGCCACCGGCGCCTGGCCATGCGCGCCGGCCTTGGCATCGACCAACTGATTGGCAGCCTGGCGCGCTGGGGCGAGGAAGGTCTTGGTACAGATGCCGAGATAGCTGGCCGCGCTGCGAAGTGGTCGCAAGCCGCCGCCACCAAGGTCATGCAAATCTCCGGCATGAACGCCATTGACGCCGGCAACCGCCGGGCATTCGGCGCCACCATGATGGACGTTACTGGCGACCTCACGCGCCGCTTCGATTCTCTGGCGGCGCTGGAAGAAGGTGATCGGCGCCTGATGCAGCAGCGCGGTATCACTGATCAGGATTGGTCGGTATGGCGCCTGGCCCAACCGGAAGACTGGCGCGGCGCCGGTGACCAGGTGCTGACCCCGGGCAGCATCTACCGGATTTCAGATGCCGCGCTCACTCCGCTGGCGAAGCAGGTCGGGGTTTCTCCTACGCGCCTGCGGGAGCAGGCCGCCACCAGGCTGCTGGGAATGGTGCTTGACGAAACCAACATGGCGATCCCTGCACCAGGTGCACGCGAACGGGCCTTCATGCACGGCAACAATCAGCGCGGCACCTGGAGCGGCGAGTTCATGCGAAGCTTCTGGCAGTTCAAATCGTTCCCGGTATCGATGATTTCGAAGCATTGGCGGCGTGCAATGGCCCAGCAGACCGGGTGGGGCAAGGCGGGATATGCAGCTGCATTGTTCGCCACGGCAACGGTGTTGGGCGCAATCGCCACCCAGGTCAACGAAATAGCCTCAGGCCGTGACCCCAAGAACATGCTGGACGACGAACTGGGCGGCGTGCCAGGCCTGCGCTTCGGACTGGCCTCGATGCTCAAAGGTGGCGCGCTGTCGCTGTATGGCGACTTCCTTTTCTCCAACACCACGCAGGGAGGCACGTCTGCGCTCGCAGCCATCGGCGGCCCGCTGGCCGGCGACATCGAAACGCTGTTGAACCTACGCGGTGTCACAGCCGACGCTGCCTTGGGCGAGCGCGATGCGGATGTGATCGGCGCCAGGCTGATCCAGCTGGGTAAAGGCCATTTACCGGGGGCAAACCTCTGGTACACCAAGGCCGCCACCGACCACATGATCTTCCACCAGCTGCAGGAGTACTTCTCGCCAGGGTACCTGAACCGCATGCAGCGCCGTGCGCAGCGTGAGTTCGGCCAAAGCTATTGGTGGGAGCCGGGTGAGTCGGCGCCGGCCAGGGCGCCAGACCTTGGTGCAGCTACTGGTCAGTAGTCGGCTGATCCTTGGCCGGTAGACTTAGGCGTATGCCTTTGCAGCGGGGATAGCTGGCGCACCCGTAGAAAGGGTTTCCCTTGTGCTTTCCGCGGCTGGCTACATGGCGAATCATTTGGCTTCCACAGAGCAGGCATAGGCCAGCCGCGTACCAAGTATCTTTGGGTGGAACCACCGGCTTCGGTAATGGCTTCTCGGTTCGAAGCAGATAGATGACGAAGATCGCCACCGGTACCAGCAGGGCAAGCCAAGCGCCGATTGAACCGACGCCATTGCGGCCGCCGCGGCCTCCGAAGCTTCGTCTGCCAGATCGGCCACCGCCCCTGCCTCGAGCTAAGGCCGGTGCCACGAAAGCGAGAACAGGCAAAGCGATCAGTGCCCGTCTGGTTATCAGATGATCCGTCATTGGCTGCTCCGTGCCGGTGAGGAATAGCCTTTTAACACCACCACCCACAAAAGCAAAAGCCCCAGGCGCTCGCAACGCCCGGGGCTTTTTGTTTCCACCCCTTGCACGACCAAGAGGAAGACGTAGATGCAGTTTACCTAACCCACCTGTTTGACCCAAGAGAGCCCCGCCTTTGCGGGGCTTTCGCATTTCTGGAGCACAGAAAATTGACCGTATCGACCAATGCCAGCGTTGTTGATTACACATCGGGCGGCCCAAACTTCCCTGTGCCGTATCGATTCCTGAAAAATGATGATGTTCAGGCGATGCTGATCTACCCAGACGGGATCACTATTGAACCGCTTGCGGCCGGTACCCAATACACCCTGGTAGGCGCGGGCAACCAAAGCGGAGGAACGCTGACATCTTCGTATGCGTCTGGCGTGCTCGCGGGCGGTGGCTATACCCTCCGGATCCAACGCGTGCTGGCCATCGTTCAGGAAACCGACCTGCGCAACCAGGGCAAATACCTGGCGGAAACCCAAGAGACTGCGCTTGATCGGGCCGCCATGATCGACCAGCAGCAACAGGAGCAGATTGACCGATCCATCAAGGCACCACCTGGTAGCGGCGTATCTGGCGAGCAGCTGGTGGTGCAGATTTTCCAGGCCCGTGACCAGGCGCAGGCTGCCGCAGCTGAGGCAGAAGAAATTGCCACTGAACTGGGTGATCTGCAGACGGCGGTTGGCCAGGCACAATCAGCGGCACAGTCTGCCTCAACATCTGCAAGCCAAGCAGCTGGATCGGCATCCCAGGCAAGCATGTCCGCGAGCGCCGCACAGACCGCCGCTGATGCTGCGCAACTGAACGCTGCAATATATCCAGACACTGCAACTGGCCTTGCTGCAACTAGTAATGGACAGTACTTCAGTGTTGTTTCAACAGACTCGGCTGAGTATTTGATTCTCTATAGGAATTTTGGCGGGTCGGCAGTCGAGCAGAAGCGCTACCCAAGTGCTCAGATGGATTCGCGTACGGTTAACAAAGGAAAGCCTTTCCCTTTCAAACAGATGAGCCGTGGAGGCGTGGTATCTGCAGCAAGCACGATTTTCAATAATCTTGTTCTTGATGTGAAAGTTATTGGATCTGCAAATCTTCTAGAAGGTAAGTACTTCCGCATCGCGTTTTTTCAGAATGAATCGAACATTGGTGGAAATGCAGATCAAGGCATTGTGCTGGAAGAGTTCGATGCCTCAACCTACCTGAGTACTGGAACTGCCACAACCATCCACAACCACACCGATGCGCCTGCTGGAATCGTGAGAACCGGTGGGGTTCAAACGTTTACTGTCACCCCGGCGTCTCGTATCGGCTTGCGTTTCATTATCACGATTGATGCTAATTCGCTCCCGGCCGCAGGCCTTGCAGTGAACGCTTTAACAAGCGAGCGGGACCACTACTCTTGGATCATTGACCCAGCTGGTTACGTCCAGATCGGCGGGCTTGGAAGCTCCCTTCTGGTGAACAAGGGAAGCGTTTTCCCTCAGCGGCAAAAAGTCAGGAATAATATTTCTAGCGCGCAGCCAGCTGCATTCATGTCCTGTGTACTTGATGTTGAGGTTATAGGTTCTCGCGTCGGAAAGTACTACAGGCTAGCGTACTTCAAGAATGGTACCAATCTTCTTCCTGGGCCTGATTATGGCTGGATGATTGAAGAGATTGATGCTGCCAATTATGAAACCGCAGCTAACCCGGCTCTGATCGTAGTCAACTATACCGATGCCGGGACGCCCACCTTGGTCCGGGATGGCATACAAACCATCCGACTTGAAAGCACAGTCGTTTCCGGATTGCAGATAAAGCTGACAATCGATACGTCTGCGCTTCCAAATTATGGAACACCAATTGGCAGTAACCAGACATTCCAGGCTGGTTATAGCTACATCATTGATCCAAGCCGATACACCCCTGCTGCGTCTGGCGGTTCGTCCGGCGCAAGCCTGCCAATGCAATGGTCGCTTGACGCTTCGAATAACCTCCGGATTGCATGGGCCAGCAAGAGCCGCTGCTACCGCGTGCGTATTGCACCAAACGGTGTCAATGCGCTGCCGAACATCGTATCTGTAGAAGGGGCAGCTGGCTCAGATCTGGCCAACGCAGTGTGGTCAACGCTAAGCACAACCGGGAGTGATTGGCTGCCACCGATGCAAATCGCCGCTCAGGCGTCTGGTGATGGTGGGTCCATTGCTTTTACTGGAGGAGCGCATGGGTCTAACGGCGACGCTACTGGAAGCCCGACTGCGAGAAACGTATTGTTCCAGTCATTTGCTGACGGCAAGGCGATATCTCCCGGAACGAGCGGAACCGCAGAGCTGGTGAGCATTCAGCTTGTCAACGAACTGCAGGGATACAACACCAAGACCCTCGGTAGGTATGTGGCGCGTCAGGCATTCTCGATCGAAGTCAGTAGTGTGAGCTTGGTAGTCACTGCTGATGTGACGCCACTTGAGGCTGTCACGGTGTTTACCGACTACGCCCTCCAAGCGCTCACTGAGGGTTTTCGGGGTACCCAAATTGTGCTTGGCGGCCAGAACACTGCACGTGAGCCATTTGTAATTGGACAGAGCCGATCTGGTGAGAAGTCTTCTTATCCAAATGCCTGGGCAGTTGTTTTCCAGGAGCCTACGAATGGTCAAATGACCTTGTGGATGGACAAGCAATATGCCGATGGCGATGGCAAGTACGTCGACCCTGCTGGGGCTCTTGTTCGTGGCGAGAACACCGGAAAGTGGTACCTAGGAGTTGTGCTTCCTGCGCTCACTGGGACGCCGGTTGGTCACAACTTTGCTGCCGGAGCTGGCTACAAGTACCGGGCCGGCTTGTCCTGGCAGTCGAATGGTATGCAACCGACTGGCTACGACTCGTCCGTCGCGATGAAGGTCCAAGGGGCTCATACCTTCGCCTACGGCCTGCCCGATGCATCGTTTGTTCGGGTCAGCTGACTGATCGGTGGCGATTGCCAAGGATGGCGAAAGCTATGCGAGGTTCAGGGTGATGGGCGTTTATAAATGAAGCCATAGAGCAGCTGTACTTGGTAATCGATAACGCCACCAAAGTCAGCCTGGCTGAACTTGGTATCCAGCTGTGAGAGGCGCTGACAATTACAGTCAGGAGTCGCGCGTTCTACGCTCCAAGAAAACCTCGCGCCACAGAATGGCTAGCCTAGGTTTCGTGGCGCGGGCGACGTGGAGAATATTCTTTACGTAGGCCCGATTTTCAAAACCATGCGCTAACTTATTGATTGTTATAGGATGATTTTGGCATTTTCCAAGGTGCAGAAACTGGTTGAATTTCCTTTAAAATCAATAGCTTGTCATTAGCTGGGTATCCACCTTGACATGGTGGGGGTCGTTGGTTCGAGTCCAATTGTGCCTACCAAATCGAAGAAGGGGTGATCCGCAAGGGTCACCCCTTTTTTCATTGCCCGGTTTCGGGTGCAGCAAACCGTTGCAGGGGCGCGAAGCGCTTACATTCGAAAGTTTTTGATTTTTCTCAATAAAAAGCTTTACAGGTGTGCATTCGATCTCTAATATGCGCACCACACGACAGGCACATAGCTCAGTTGGTTAGAGCACCACCTTGACATGGTGGGGGTCGTTGGTTCGAGTCCAATTGTGCCTACCAAATCCGAAAAGGGCGATCAGAAATGATCGCCCTTTTTGCATGTGCGCGTGAAGCAGCGTGTAACGTTTGGTCGCGGTTCGGGACAGAGGTCGGCGTGCTAGAATCCGCCCCTTCGAATCTGGAGGTACACGCGTGCGCAAACTGGCTGTGGTAATGGCAGTGCTCGCCCTGGCGGGCTGTGAGAACGAGGTCGAAGGCGTGCACAAGCAGGTGGCCGAACACCTGCACAACCCCAAAACCGCCAAGTTCGGCAACGTACGGATCGACACCCAGGGCACCATCTGCGGCCAGGTCCGTGGCAAGGATGATGCCGGGCAGTACGAAGCCTATCGCAGCTACGTGGCGATCAAGCGCGATGGCCAGTACGACATCATCGTCGACGACACCGGTAACAACCTGCGCATCCGCGAGATGTGCGGCGGTGCCGACCTGCAGCGCCGTGCCGAGGCGCTGGCAGACCAACCGGCACCCGAGGGCTGGGATGTAGAGGTGGTTCAGGGCGCCAACATGGGCGCGTTGAGCGACATGACCGCACGGCTTATCGAAAAGGGCATCCCGTCTTCGGTGGAATACCGCGACGGCAAGCCAGTGGTGCTGATGGGGCCGTTCCCTACCCGCGAAGAAGCACAAGCGCGCAGGGATGAAGTGATGGCCAAGCTGGGCACCGATTCGGTGGTTATCCAGCACGGGGCCACACGCTAACCGCTCCTGTCAGCCCCGCAAGGCACAGTTAACCGTGCGCTAGACAATGTTCACACAAGTTTGGCTATGCTTGGAGTGACGATGCCGAACGGGGAGGGGCCTCATGTCTACACTGGAGCGGGCCATTGCCGTGGCCGCCAGGGCGCATGAAGGGCAATACGACAAGGGTGGGGCGGCTTATATTCTCCACCCGCTACGCGTGATGATGCGGGTGTCCACACCCGAACAACGGATTGTCGCAGTACTTCACGATGTGATCGAGGACACCTCGCTGACCCTGTCCGACCTGGCGCGCGAGGGTTTCGCGCTTAAAATCCTTGCAGCCTTGTTGGCGCTCAGTCGCCGCGAGGGTGAGGCTTATCAGGACTTCGTGGTGCGTCTGGGCGATGACCCGCTGGCGCGAACCGTCAAACTGGCTGATCTGGCCGATAACAGTGATATTTCGCGCATCCCTTGCCCTGGCCCCGCCGACCTGGCGCGGTTGGCCCGCTACCGGGAAGCCAGCGCCTATTTGCAGGCGTTGGTCTGAGGTTCAGCCGCAGGCCTTGAGGTTGACCGGCCCGACGAACTCATTACCCCGGCCCATCACGCAAGCTACCTGCTGGTTGCGTTGCCGCTCCCATGCCTGCGGCGGATAGGTCTTGTTCCAGGCCTCGAACAACTGGCGGTCCTGCCGGGACAAGCGCAGGTTGTACTGCTTGCTCATGTAAAAGTAGGTGCGTGCGATCATGCCGCGTATCGAGGGGCGTGGCATGACCTTCCTGGCTTTGAAGTCGACCTGGGTCAGGCAACTGCCATACTGGCCGCGTTGCTCCGGCAGCCAGCCGAAACTGAAGTTGCTGCGGTCGCCATTGACCTCGCCGATGCTCGGTACAAGGTTATGCAGGTCAGCCTCGGCACGTTTGTACACCTCGTCATGCTGCGAGCACTGCTTGCGCCCGCCGTCCTGCCAGCACTGGCGCTGATGGCCGATCTGCCAGGCGGGCACGATGTGCTCCCACTCGATACGTGACGCGCGCTGGGCGTTCTTGCGCGGGGCATAGCCGCAGGACGCCAGGTCGACCTTGTTGCCTTTGTATTTGCAGCCGCAATAAAACTCGGTCGATTGCCGCGCATACAGCTTCCAGGCGACCTTCTTGGCCTCCTGAAAGGTGCGTGGGGCATCGGCTTGGGCTAGTGAAGCGGTCAGTAACAGGCAGGCTGCGGCAAAAAACGAAACTCTCATGCGGGGTCAGTCTTCCTTCGGTACGGTCCAGAAAACCTGTACGCCGCCATCGTCGCGGTGAGCGAGGGTGACGTTGTCGTTTTCTGCGATCTCCTCCAGCAAGGTTTCCCAGTCTTCCGGGCTTTCCTGTTCCAGGCGGAAGATCAGCGCCGCTCGGCTACGCTGGGCGGTAGGGCTGTTGATGATCTTTTGGATGCGTACACCCAGCTGTTCATAGCTGCTCGGGGTGGCGGAGGCGGTGCTGGACAC